CTCCCTATTCAATTCCTTTACACACTGCGCTTCGACGCTTTGCCAATCCTTTTCGTGTTGCAAGTTTTGGACGCGCCGATCTAACCAAGTTCCCTTGGATTAGCCCCGTCACTTGCGAAGGTGATACAGCCTTGCTACTTGCCAGTTGTAAGAGGGTTTACTTTCTATCAGACCTAACCATTAACGCCGCGCATAACACTGTTAGAGCCAAGGCAAGCCATACATGACGACTCATGGAAAGGCTCGGCGTAATGCTTCGTGAGCCAAGTACAGCTCATCAGTAAGACGATCTACTTCTGGCTTCAAGCGTTCTACTTCCGATTTAAGCCAGTCACGCTCGCGCGCAATGGCTTTCATGTGATCATGCAAGATGCCGTAATCCTTGTCGCTGTAATAGGTCATAGTTTCATCCTGTCAATTAATACTCGACACTGTCCCGATGACAAGGTCTCTACAACTACATCGTCTACGCCGAGAGTCTTGTGAATAAACTCAAGCAGCTGGAAGTCATCCCATGCTTTACCGCGAGCAAGCGACTTTAAGAAGCCGATCTGTTTCGGTGTTGCACCACCAAATGTGTCAGATGCTGGCGTGCTGTTCACGCGGTTTACTTTCTCCATCTCGTTACTTGATGCGCGCTCGCCTGTATGTCCTAGCGGCCCATTTGAGATGCACCTACCGATTCCAGAAGTTTCTGCGTTTTCGCAGAACGAAGTTTTATTGACAGGGGAGTTCCCCATGACTTCTTCTGCATAACCTGTCGATATCAGTCGTCCGTCGTTGTCGTATGAGCTGCACTTGAAGAGCACTGTAGATCCGTCGTAGTGCACCATCTCGGTCACGATCTGTCCGTGAGGGTACGCAGTCCAAAAGCGCTCTAGACGCTGTGCAACGGTCTCATAGAGTGATAGGTCAAAGTGTGCCATTAGCGCGCCTTCCAGACGATCGCCATGTTGCCAGCCAAGGTTGGTCGCTCTAGGTCTGTGGCGTAGACAAACTTGTCTTTGACTAGGGAGCCCCGGGTGGGTCTGACAGTGTTGCCAGAGATGCCCAATGCGCGCTCAATCTCTTCATCTGTAGCTCCGCCTGTCTGCTTAAGGTACTCATAGACGCGCCTACGCTTTGAGCCCGATTTAGGCAAGGCGTTTAGAGCTGCACTTGCAGAAGTCGGTTTTGCGCTGGGTGAGATAATGACGGTGTTTCGGTCTATTGCACATTCTTCACGGTATGCACCAAGTCCGCGTGTCGGTGCAAAGAGTTGTAGGTCGTTCATCGTGGGTTCCTTTTGGTCGGGTCTATTGGTTTAACTCTGCTACATGCTTTGAGGCTTGGATGAAGCCACATAATCTTCTCTGGGTTATGTCGGTATCGAGTGCCGTGCATCGTGAGTCCGCAGGCTTTACAAGGCGCGTATAACATTGATCGCCGCTTTCAGCACGCTCGCATTAAAGCGATTCTGCTCTCCGCCGATCGTCATGTACGCGTCATACATGATGACAAGTTCGTCTAGAAGAATGTCGTGAGTCGGTTTTGTTGGCGGTACATAATTTGGTTTAACAATGTCGTCTAAGAATTGCTTAAATACTTTGTTGTATTTGTCGCTGTAAGTTTCGGGATACATCTGTCGGGTCTCCTCTGTGATTCCTGTTTCGGGATATTGCTCTTCGGTCACTTTGGAAGATTCCAAGGTGTCCAACCTGAATTATGCCATATGGCAAGACCTGCGATGAGGTTTATCTTTGGGTCAAACAATTCGTCGCACACTTTTAAGATTCCTTTTGCTTGTAGCCAGCCTTGGGGCCAGTATGCCGAAGGGGTGCACCAGAATCCGTTGATCTGCATTAGACCGTAAGAGCCGCCTGCCGTGTCCCGAGGGTTAAAAGCATCTTCTTGACAATTTGATTCGCGTTTCAGCACTCGTAGCAAAGTCGGTGTTTCTTTTGCAGGCCATCCCACACTTAAGGCAAGATTTACAGCTCCAACACAAGCGGTCACTGGGGTCGTGCTCAAGGTCGTAGTTGGCATTGTGCCTAGTGGAATTGTCGCGTAAGAGGTCTGGGCACTTACTTTAGACATGCCTTCAGGCGCGTCAGAAGCGTCCCAGAGAAGCGTCAAAGCTGCCAAGCCACATATTGCCCATGCCCCAATTTTGATCATTAAAAAGCTCATTGTTGAAAGTCCAGTTCTGTAGGTACGCCCCAAGAGTCGCCTGCCAATGTTCGGAAGGCTATTTGTGCGCGGATGATTTTGTGGGTGTCTTCGTGTCGGAAGATCTGGACAAGGATCTCTTGTCCGTTGTCAAGGTTGCATCGCCCTACTTCGTAGATGAAGACTTTGGGCTCGGTCATAATTTAACTCCTATCGTCGGTAGAACGACCATAGAGGATCAGTGTGCGCTATTGGGGGATTTCGGCAAACACTATCTGAAAGGCTTGTTTGACAAGGGCTGGAGAGTCTGCCATAGCCGGCGTGATCTCATAATGAAGCCAATCGCCTGGTACGCCGTGAATAGTTTCTTTTGTGTATTTTTGCCACTTCTGTCGGTCGCATCTCCAGCCGCGTCCGAATGGTGCTATGTAGTCAAGTACGCATTCAAGGCCGAGCGCGGACGCGTTAGCGGTAACAATGTTTAGAAAGGCAACTGATCCTTTGCGACTTGCGTTCGGATGTTGTTCTGACTTGCGGTATGAAAGATCTACTGCGCGCCCTGTGGCATGCACTGACAGATTTTCGGATCCGCGCATATTTCTTACGCCCCACGACCCATTGTTCCAGAAAGCGCCGTTGCCGTATTTAATCGCCTGTCGGATCCATTCGTCCATTCCTGCGCGCGGCCCAGCTGCGGCACCGTCCGAGTTACCTGTGTACGGTCTCGAGTTTGGGACTGCTGGGTTCGCTGGGATCACGCTCATAATGTTGGTGGGTCTTTAGGTCGGTCTTTAAGACCGTTGCCAGCAAGTAGACCAATCAAGCCGCCTGCGAGGGTCATCAGCATCGGAGACAAGACTCCCCATGCTTCGGCGTCATTAGGGCTCTGCTCGGTAGGTTGTACGACAAAAAGCAGTCCGAAAATAAGTGATGCGATTGCCATGACGAACGATGCGGTAAGTCCGATTCCTACAATAAGGATTAGTCGAGCTTTGATTTGTTCGTTGCTTAACCGTTTGTCTGTGGTCATGGACAACGCCTTTCTAGTAGTCCGTTGGCTTTTGTGGTGTTGCAGTTTTCGCGGTAACGGTCAGCACAAGCGGTCAGGATAAGCGCTAGCAAGACACTAGCCAAGTAGTAGCGCGGCTTCATCGGCTGTAATACCTAGTTTGTCTAGCAATGCGGCTTTTGCTGTAGCGCCGTTTGCTAATGCGTTTCTGCGTGTTTCTGTTTCTTGTGCGTCTTTAAGAAGCTGATCGTTTTCTTGTTTTGTCATTTCGCGCACAACAACTTCATTAGTCGTGCAATTAACAATTGTTATTTCAGGATATGCCATAAAGAAGTGCCGTTCCGCTTGTTAAGTTTCCAGTACTTGCTAGCAAAGTAAGTGAGGTAATTGCTGTTAACTGGTTGTAATAGTAAGAACTGTTTTCTTGTGAAACGCTGGTTGTCGTAGTTGAGTTTACATATTGAATGACCGCACTAGCCATTTTTCTAGTGACTGTGTTTGTGTAGTCATAAATATTGTAAATGGACAATCCTTCGGCAACTGCATTGTCTTGGCCTACAAGGTCGGTGTTCCAAGATGTGGCGTTAAAGGTGTACCCGGCTGGTGCAGTTGAGTCTGGTACAGACCTATGTCGGTTTGCTGTTGCATCTCCATTAACCCTTACCGCAAAACTAGCACTATCTGTCGCTGGCAAAAAGTTCCTAATAACAAGTTGCAAATCTTTATATGTTTGCGGAATTGCAGTAAGCGAAACACTTGCTCCCGTAAGAGTGGTTGTGCTGATTAGCGTCATTCCACCGCTAGCAGGGTTAGCGGCCGCAAAAGTAAAGTTTGCATTAAGCGACGCGGCAGTTAATACTTCGCCTGCGGTATAAGTCGTTAGTGGCATGTTTCTATCCTAAGACATTTTCTTCGTCAAGTGTGCCATATACCAGATCGTCCAAGATGAGCTCATAGACGATCGTGGTTGGCGAAGTAAAGTAGGTGACTGCGTGCCCAGCCGACAAAGTAAGCCTGTGCTCAAGTCCTTCAATGGTGAGGTCTTGTGCGAACTGTGTTGGGCCTGCTGAAGTGGTAATTGATTTTTGGATAGCGATCAGGTCGCCGACATCGAGCAGCGCAAGTGTGTCTTGGTCTAGTGCAGGCGTGCCGGGGAACTCGGTGCCTAGAAAGTTGAAGCGTGCTTCGGGATCTGGACTGATCAGGTATTCGGCAAGCGTTAGAGCTGCCGCGTCATTGTGTAAAAGCGAGTCTGTAATCGACTGGGTCTGCACAAGGTAAGCGGCTTGACTAACTAGGTCTTCTGCAACTTCTGGAGTGTTTTCTCCAACGCGTGCAACTGATGCTCGGTTTACGACCGTGTCCGCTTGGAAGGAGATGTCAATAGCCGAGTAGCCGATCTGGGTTCCGTCATCATGAAAGTCGGCGACAGGGACTCCGAGCGTCGTACCGATGCGCTTCTGGAAGGTCATCGTGCCTTCTCGATCCACAAAGATTCTGCCCTGCTCCGCTTCATTGATTTTGTTGGCGTAACCTGCGACCGATGTACCGTTGGCGACCGTGTAGGCGGCTGCACCGCCAAGGGTCGCCACGCCTGTCTCAATGCTCCGTGTGCCTGTGTAGGCGACTTCTGGTAGATCTAGCAGGTCATTAAAGCGCGCGCTGGAGAGCTGCTCTGTGACATTCCATTCAGCAAGAAAGGTCTGTCCAAGCTGGTAGGAGAAGTCCGCGCAATTTACGGTCACTGTGTCAAGTCCGCCGAGCGTAAAGGTGTAGTCGTAGTTCACGATATAGCCGACCCACAAAAGTTCTTTGACATTGGTAGAGCTGTATCGAGAGAAACGGACTTCGCGGAGCGGTGCTAGCCCGGGCTGATTATTGTTCGGATCAAAATACGGAGAAGTCGTGTCAAAAGGGTTGAACACTCCGTCGGCGTAAGTGTCGTTTAGTGTGAAGTTCATCGTGCCATAAGCAAACTGGTCGCCAGTGTTAGCGCGTCCGCGTTTGGCTGTAAGTGAGATCGCACCGTCTAGGACGCTTGCAAACTGGGATGTACCGTCAAGCACATATTCGGTGTTGTTTAATTCGCCTTTGAGATCGTCGTCAAGTGTAAAAGCGTTCCAGTCGTACCCTGTGTCAATCTCGAGGTCGTAGTTACCTGACCCAAGTACCGCTACGCCAGCCATTAGACGACCGCTATGTTCGCAGGGCCGTTCTGCCTATTAAACGCTCTGATCGCGTTTACGACAGCTGTGCCGATTTCCGCGCTTGAGCCAAGACCGCCTGTGATGTTGATCGTGTAGTTGCCCATTCCACCGCCGCGCCCAGATAATGGGATGACCGCTTCAGGGCCACGCTCACCGATCATTGCAAGCGTTGGCCCTGTCACGATTCCACCGTCCGCAAGCATAGGAATATTTGGAACGGAGAAGCCTTTGCCACCAATACCGGGCACCCAGTCAGGGATGCCGAAAGACAGTTTGCCGACTGTGTTGTTCCATAGTTTGGCAATGCCGTTAAAGAGCGATTTGTAGATGTTGAAGATCGCTGTGAAGTAAGTAGTCAGTCCGTCAAAGACTGCTTTGCCGCCTGCAAGCATTGCATCAAAGACGGTGTCTACGATCTTGCGCACAGTCTCAAATTTGAAATAGAGCACTGCAAGGATTGCTATAAACGCGGCAATAGCCAGGATGACAAGTGTGACAGGGTTAGCCAAAAGGAGCGCGTTAAACACTGCGACAACGCCGTTTACGATCATTTGTGCGGCTGCATAAACTTTCATAGCGGCATTAAGAGCCAAGATGGTTACTGCAATTCCACCTATCGCGCCAGCAACAATGAGGAAGACCTTTGTGTTTTCTTGTGCCCACGCGCCAAAGGCGATCAGGTACGGAAGAAGCGCTTCGACTACTGGGATTAGTGCTGCACCGATTGACTCTTTAGTTTCTGCCAAAGCAATTCCAAGACGCTTCATTCCACCTTCGGCAGTGGCGGCAGCTGCGGCAGAAGCACCACCGAACGATCCGCCTAGCACATTCATTACATCTTCTAAAGATGCACCGTCTTTTATCATTGCTTTAATCTCTGGACTAAGCGCGGCAAGTCCTTTCATGTTTCCGCCGTAAGCCTTAGCAAGAGCGTCGGAGACGGTCGCAAGGTCTTTGCCTGATCCTGCGGAGATGTCTTGTGCAAGTGCTAGCGCTTTGTTTGCTTCCTCAATGTCTTTAGTTCCGCGTACAAGTGACGCCAGTGCCGGGCGAAGTTCAGAGTCCGCTACGCCTGACGCGAGACTCATCTTTGTAATCATGTCTTCTTGTGATGCGATCTGTGCGTCGGTCGCGCCAGTGACATTCTGGAGTGCGAGCGCGAGCTGTACCTGTTCGGCTTGATCTTCCATTGCCGCCTTGGTAGCCCCTACAAGAGCAACTCCTAATCCTGCGACTGCGGCTGCGGCTGGAAGCGCGGCTTTCTTGATAGCAAATTGTGCCTTCTTAGACGCGCCTTCAAGGGACTGAAATTCCTTAATTGCGCGCTGGGTTCCCTTCGCGTCAAATTCTGAAATTATTGGGATGTTTACTGATGCCATTACTCGACTACATTCCGATCAACTTTGTCCA